GTCTTTTCTCTTTACCCCAGAGGGATCTTTTATTTTCCCCGCACAAATTTTAGATGCGTACGCGTTAGCATAAGCTGATGGATAAACATCAAACTTTCTTTTAGCTGCAGCTTTTCCTCTGGGACAAAGTTTAGTCATTACTTAGCGCGTCCTCCACGCTTCATTCTTTTTTTCATCATGCCGCCACCCATCATTTTAGGTTTTGTCATTCCGCCGCCTCTTTTCATAACGCGTTTTTTCATATTCTTTTTTTTCTTTTTAACTTTTTTCTTCATGCCTGGCATAACCTTACCTCCTTTTTTCATGAAACCCATCTTGTTTCTTACCTTCTCAGGTAGTTTAGCTAAACCTGGGTTTTTTGTTTTGTCTACTTTTTTTAGTGTCATCTCTATATCTCCTATAAGATTGACGTTTTAAAACGGTGCCCTGATAATAATCATTAGGCCACGAAGAATAATAACCAGTCTTACGCAAATTGTCACTAGCTTTTTCTAGTTCATCAAACTTTTGTATCAGCACCATCATAAAAGCATTATCTGGCTGCCAATCATCTGTTTCTAAAAACTCTACGGGTTCGTCTTCTTCTTCATCATAAGGATGTGAGCCCATCAGGTATATATCTTGAGGCACATACACCCTATTTAACATATCTATAACAGAGTCTAGTTCCTCTGGTTCATATTCTACATCTGTGCAACCCACAATAACTATTTGTATTTCTGGATCTTTTGCTAGTTCTATGCCTTTGAGTATGTTGTCCTTAAACTGTGTAATGTCTGTGCACTCTATTATCCTGTATGTTTTCTTGAGTCTAGCCATGCGAGCGTATGGACAAACCGGGACATCTCCTAAGTGTTTATTCTTTGGTTCTAGGTATTTTTCAGACCATTCAAGAATATCTTCAGTTATCGATTTCATTTAAGTTTTTCTTAAGCATATCAAGCAACCAAGGGTTATCTCTATAAACTCCCATCATAAAGTTAGATATGGTATTAACAACCAGCTCTTCTGCGTCGTCTTCTTTTAAAGGACCGTTTGCCTGATTAAGACTAGATATATACACTACGGCATGTAGTATTTCATGCCACGTGGTGTTGCAACGTTCTTGTGGTACCAATGAGTCCTGAATATAAATAACGCCTTCTCTGGCCCGATACTCACCGTAGCTGTCTGTCATGTCATCCAATATGAAACTAGGGTTTACATATTTGATCTTTATAGTTCTATATCCAACCTTAACTTCAGTAGGTCTGCCGTTTGCTGGTACTTCATGTGATTCTGTTATTGTTTGCTTCTTTCTCATCATATCCATTTATACTATTAGTGGAGATTTGGGTCTACCGTGTAAAAAATTATTAACAAAAATTGCCTCGCACGCCAAGTGTACAAAAACTGCCAAAAATTGACTTACTCTACCGCCCTCTACCGCCTTAAAAAACGTCGTGGTAGACTGTTTATATAGTAAATTCAATAGTTTAATGTGATTTCTACCGTTACCGCCTCTATTTCTAAATTTGTAAAAAATTTTGCAACAGGGGGTCAAATCTCCACTATAGGTGGAGGCTATAAGTGTTGCATAAATGTCACACTTCTTCGAGTTCAATGAACCTATTTTCACAATAGAAAGACCACGTTCTAATATCGTTGCCTTTTTCATCTTTGACGTGTGATTTATACAGGTCTTCAACAAGTTCTGCTTTGTTCCAAAAAACCCAGTCAAGACATTCCATTTTTGTTGTAAAAGACAATTCTGCATATTGACTATGCCTCGGTGTCTCCACTCCCTGAAACCATAACAGGGCTGTTATCACCCATGTGATTGTTGTAGTAGTCATTTAATCTCCTTAAAAATCCGTGTTTCGCGTTGCGGTATTCTTCACCCTCGATTATAAATTCTTGATAATATCCATCTTTAGAACACATCATGATAACACCTTTATTGATAGCTGTCTTGTAAATAACATCATGAGCCATGCCATAGGCTGCCATCTGTAGAAAATAATCCCCGATCCACTCTCTTTGTTTCGGTTTGTTTGTTTGTTTGAAATCGATTATGGCCAACTCACCTTTATGCTCTGCGATTAAATCACAACTACCGGCATAAAGACCTGGGTAGTAAAGCACTGATTCTATTCCATAAACCTCTGAACAGTCATTCAATCCTCGCTCCACGATTATCTCAGCCATCTTCGTCGCTTCAACGCCTAGTGGGGTAAGGTCAAGGGACCGCTCGCCGCGGATTAAATCCTCTAGATACTTGTGCATTGCTGTCCCTCTTATGGCAGCATCTCTCGTAATTTTTTGAGCTTCGCGCAATCCGACTCGTTGGCGCCATCGGTCCAAGCTCTCTTGCTTTTCTTTTGGCTGAGTTTGTCCAAGAACAGTTGTGACTGATGGTAGTTTTTCTTCTTGGCCGTTGACTGTGTAATGCCTAAGCCCTGCAATATTTGCTCGTGAACTTTTTGGGTATTCGTACTTATCGACAATTTTCATACCATGTGGGCGTTCTTAAAAAAGATTACCCCGTTTTCATAATCAAACTCATGTGGATTACCAAGCAAATCCTCTGGTGACACTTGCCCCATTCTAGCCCAGTTTGTATGACCAAATTTTTCTTTACACACTTTATCTAATGTATGTGCAGGTAGATCTGGAAGTATATCTTCAACCTCGTACGGCGCTCCAGTGTCCTCTGGTATCCACTCTATTTCAAATTCGTCAATCATTCTTTCATGGCATACGGATCCGTAGACAACTCACGTTGTTTCTTCTCCGGCTGCTTGCCCATAATAATTTCTTCCATGTTCTTGTGTAAATAGTTTGCCATCTGACCGATAACATTATCCTGTGATAGTGTGTCGACTAAATCTTTTAATGACTCGTTGTTCTGTAAACACCTGGATATCAACTTGCCTGATGCTCTAAGTTCTCTATCTAAGTATGAGTCTGTTGGTTTAAGCTTTACCCAAAAAGCCATAGGCACGATTCCTGTTTCTGTAATATCGTAGTTTAGAATGCCGACAACTCGTCTACCATCGATGGGCAGGGTAAAAGTTGCACTAGGCATCCTGTTAGGAATCTGTCTTCTCACCTTCGTATTATCCTTAATCAAAGTCATTTTCGTGTTCCTCGATAAATTGAAATAAACTTATGTTCGTCTCTTTCACCTGCTCTATCTCGTACCACATCGTTTCAATTGTGCTTTCTAGTCTAACAATATATCTGCAATTTACAATAATAACTATTAAGCAAATAAATATTGTAAACCCCATTATTAGAAAGCTAGTGTACGCTTCGAGCGTTTTCAACCATTCTTTCATATGCTTTCTCCACCCTTCTATCTAATAATTGTTCTAATTTGCGTGCCCAGACTTCTTTAAACTCTGGATTACAGCGCTTCATAACCCACTCTATATTAGATATTCTTTTTTGCATTAACATTCCTACCACCCATACTCCTGTTCCGGATCCATTATTGGCCCTTTTCTGGCAGAGTTTCCCCTGACCATTTTATTATTGACTCACGACCACCTTCAACATTCCTGCGTGTCTGCTCTATCGGCAACATTACATAACCATTGTGCGTCGTCACTTTACCACCCATGTGCATAAATTCTTCTTCACACATAGGGCAATCTATTTCTTTGCTAAAAGCGTCTTTATCTAGAACAACAATATAGCCATTGCCATTACAGCGAGGGCATATTGTTTCAACGAGTTTTACCATTTTTCTTTTTTAATTCTTTCTTTAATAAATACTCTATTATTTTTTGTACACTAACCGGCACTTCAAATTTGTTTTGTGCTAAATTAGCTAACTTTGTGTGTGTTTCTGTCGAAACCGACACAGATTTAAATTTACTTATATCTGGCATTTTTCTTTCCTTTTTATGTTATTCTATGGGATTATATAGAACAAATAATATATTTGACAATAGTTTATTTTAATTTATTTTAAAGATCACAACATCAATCAATTGTCTGCTCGTTCCTTTTTTGGAGCGAGCAGCTATCTCGTTAATTTATAAATCTCATCTAAGTGAACAAACTGAATTTTACCATTAATTAATTGTTTGTACTCATGGTTACAGGATAAACATTTAAATATTCTAGCATCTTTTCTGTCAGACAAACGTATAAAAGGCACATAGTTATTACACCCGTCACATACACCTAATGTTATTTCTGTAGCATTACTTGATGTCACCCCAACTATCCCCTTTTTCAAAGTCTACTTTGTTTGGAACTTGCAGTTCCACAGCTTCTTCCATAATTGTAATGATCTTATCTGCATCCTCCATTGTTGAAATGGATATGTCAAGTTCATCATGAATTTGTACATGTGGTATTACTCCCTCCTGGTACAACGCCAACATAGATTGTTTTGTCATGTCAGCCGCTGATCCTTGTATTAGTTTGTTTAATGCTTTGTATGTAAATGCTCTCTTAATCCCCGGTCCATGTTCCCTGAGTGCGTCTGCGTGCTTCAGTGGTTTCTTGATACCAAAACCATGGGGCTCCCATAAATCAAAATGACAAAGCCTGCCACCGATCGTGCGTATCTTACCGCTGTCATCTGCGCGTCTGCTCACCGCCTCTGATAACATTTTTACAAATGGCGCTCGTTGATGATAAGTCTTCAATAGTTTCTCTGCGGCATCTTTCAATAGTCCTAGTTCTGCCATAAGTTTATTCTTACCCATGCCATACATGATACCAAGATTAATTGTTTTCGCTTGTTTACGTTCGATGCCGGCCATGTCAGCGATCATCTGGTGAAAGTCTGCGCTGCCATCTTTGTATGCATCAACAATCGTTCCTGTGCCCTCTAGTTTCATTAGTGATGCAAAGTGTACTAATATTCTAGGTTCTTGTTGACTGTAGTCAAAGCAACCCCAAATACATTTTTCTTCTGGTATGAACAAAGATCGAATCAACGGTCCAAGATGCTTGTGTCGTGCAGGTATTTGTTGAAGGTTAGGGTTAGCATAACTAAACCTACCTGTAACTGTACCGCCTTGATCAGATCGTATCTGGTTTATTTCAGCGTGTATGCGACCGTTGTGTTCGTGTTTGAGTATTGTATCTATAAAAGTTGTGTTCGCTTTGTTAATTTCTCTTGCTTCGTTAATTAGTTTTGGTAGCTCAGCAGGATGTGTTGCAAGAAAGTTTTTTGTAAAACTTGGTGCTCCTTTGTCCGTCCTGTCGTAAGGTATTTTTAGTTTATCAAAAGCAGTTGCGATAGAAGCTGCTGCCCATATCTCTATGTCAAAACCTGTTATCTTTTTTATGTCCTGTAATAACTTTTTCTCAGTTGTGATTAATTGCTTTTTGACAGCTGTTGCTTTTTCAACGTCAACGCGTACACCTTTAAACTTCATGTCGACCAAGCATGGAAATAGATTTGTTTCTAAATTAAATATATCCCACAGATCTTGTTTTGATATTTCGTGTTGCAGTGCGTGCCACAACTTTAGTGTAATCTCTGCATCTTTTTCTGCATACTCACCTACAAATGGTGCAGGTAGTCTCCACATTTCTGCTTTGGGGTTGACTCCAAAATCTTTTGCAGCATCTTGTAAAAGTTTTTCATTCTTACGCATGCCAATATAATCTTTACCTATAGAGTCTAGCGTATAACTAAACCTGTTCTCATCAATCAAACTTGCAGCAATCATTGTGTCAATGATGCCACCATTTATATGAAAGCCCATCGATCTTATCCAAGATACATCGTACATTGCGTTATGAAATATTTTTGTAGATGTTGTGTGTAGAACTTCTTCAAACCAATCGAGCACTAATGCACGATCCATGTTCCCCCCACCTTCGTGCGCTATTGGAAAGTACCCGGTCCAACCTTCGACCGCGACTGCAATACCAACTACTTCACCATCTCTTCTCACTGAACCTGATCCCATTGTTATTAGGTTTGGATCTCGTGTCTCCAAGTCAATTGCTATTTCTGCATGACCAGATAAATCTGGTAAACGATCAGGTGGAACCCACTCTGTTTCTGGTGTGAAGAGTGGTTGTTGTATTGATCTCAACTATAATCTCTTTCTATTATCATATCGATAAAATGTTTTGCTTTCTCGAGGCTCTCTTTGCCTCCTTTATCTTGATGTCTTACAATATACTTTATAGCAGATCCCTCAGCGAATAACAATTTGTTTTTATTGATAAATTCGCTAGGCTGTATCTTGTATTTTTTATAGTGGTCGCCTCCAACCTGGCTGTCGTATGGGTTAGACATATGTGCATTCTCCTGTTTCTACATCTACGTTTAAAATATTTACACTAAGATTTTTTTGTATCGGTGTGAGTGATCTGTTTATTTTAGAGCCGTCGCGTTTTCTAATACATGCAGACTTTACATCAATCAACACAACCTCGTCTTCTTTGATTGCAACGAGATCGACCGGCCCTTGTTGTGACATGTTTTTGCAAACTAAATAACCTTGGTCCCATAACCACATTGCGGCTATGTATTCAGCTTTGTCTCCTTTTACGTGTTCGTGATATCTCATAGTATATATGCCCTATCATAATTTCTTGGCTCTAATATATGTAAAGATTTTTTCGCTCTGGTCACAGCAACGTAAAATAATCTATGTAATTCGTCTGGATTAATATCGTTGTGGTCAGCAGCAGACTTAGTAATATCAGGTAGAAGTAATACATTATCCGCTTCACCCCCTTTCGCTCCGTGTATGGTTGATAAAGTTATACGTGGTGTTTGCGTAATCTTTTCATTATTGGCTAACATATTTCTTATGTAGTTTTCTGTGTCAGTGTCTAATCCATCAAACGCCTTGTACCAAACCTCTCTTGTTAGTAATCCGTGGTTCTCGATACACTCTTCAATGTAATAACCTTCTTCGTTATCGTCCATGGTTTTACCTTTCTGATAGCCCTTTGTTACGTTATCACCTAGGTATGAATAAATATTTTTAATTGATGCAACCGGTATGGTTGTCTCCCACTTTCTCCACTTCTCCCAAGTTTGTATTGCAAGAAGTAAATCTAGTTTGACAGAGTTTTTTGTTTTGTGTGAATAATACCAACCTTGTAATTCACACAAGTCTTTTATGTCGTCAAGAAAATGATTGGCTGATGACAACACCAACCACTCACCTTGTGACATGTCCACCTGTGTAACATCAGAGTATCTTGTTAAGTCACCCATCTCTTGTCTGGGTAAATAGTCTTTGTCATACCTGTTGGAAACATTCCTAATAATTTTTTGTGACAACTCGTGTATCGGTCCACCAGG